TTGTTTATTTTGGGATGGCTTGAAAATGCGAAAAATAATTGACTTAAAAATCGTACAACCGCACTTTGACGATGTCGCAAGCGGACGCAAAAAAGCGGAATTGCGGAAAGACGACCGCGACTTTGCCGTCGGCGATATGTTGATATTGCGTGAATGGACGGGCACCGAGTACACAGGGCGCAAAATTAGTGCGACAATCACGCATATTTTGAAAGATTGCGGTTTTGGACTTGCTGAAGGTTATGTGATTTTAAGTATTAAACTTCGCGGAGGTGAAAAATGTCAAAAGTGATAATAAGTTTGCTTTACATCGTGTTGCTTGTTGTCATAGTGCTTTGTTTGCCATTGTCGGCAATATTGCTTGTTTGCAAGGCTTGCGGCGCGTGTGCCGTGTCGTGGCTTGGTTGTTGCGTGCCGCTTTTAATCGCACTTGCGGCGGCACCGATTTTTGTTTTTTGCAAACTGATACTTGATGTCAAAAAGGAGGGCAAATAATGCCGAAACAAACCCCGAAACGGTCAAAAAAAACAACGACCAAAAAAACGGTCAAAAAATTACCCAAAAATACGCCCAAAATTGACCCCAAAAGCGGCGAAACGGGCGGCGGTGCAGAAATACCCGAAACGCCCCAAAAAACCGAAAAAAACGGCAATAAAAGTCAATACGCAAATAAGGTGGAACCTTATTTGGCAGATATTGCCCGATATACGCGTTGCGGACTAACCGAAGGGCAACTTTGCGAATACTACAACGTGGGCAAAACGCAGTGGGCGCACTACAAGAAAAAATACCCCGAACTAAACGAAACACTATTTAAGGCTCGGCAACAATTCAAAGCCGACCTTGTCAACAGGGCATACGAAGTTGCAATGGGGTATGAATACGAGGAAACAAGCACGGTCACGTATCGCGACGCAGACGGCAACATTACAAGCACCAAAACGACGGTCAATAAACGTACCGCCCGCGCCGACGGCAATATGATACAATTTTTGCTTATCAATCGTTTTTGTGGCGAATTTGCCCGCGACCCGCAGGCAATCGAATTGCGCAAAAAGGCATTGGAACTTGCCGAGCGCGGCGTGATACCGCCCGACAGCGAAGGGAGTATTTAACATGGCACTTGACCCGATACACGCTTTTTATTGTCGTAAAGAATATCTCGACTTGGCGCAATCTTGCAAAGTCGCAAGTGGCGGTGTATGCGCTCGTTGCGGCGGCGTATTCGACATCGGCGAATTGCGCCCGCACCACAAAATCGAATTGACACTCGACAATGTCGACGACCCGCAAATTGCGTTAAACCCCGCAAATATTGAGGTGCTTTGTCACGAGTGCCACAATGCAACACATAACCGCTTTGGGCAGGTGGTCGGAGTAAAGCGCGTTTATGTTGTGCACGGTGCGCCGTATGCAGGCAAAAAAACGTACGTAAACACAGTTGCAACCCGCAATGATATTGTGGTTGACCTTGACGCGATACACCGCGCAATATGCGTTTGCGAGCCGCACGACAAACCCGACGCGACAAAGGGTATTGCGTTTAATATTCGCGATATGTTGCTTGACCACATACGCACGGCAACAATGCGACGCAAGTGGCAAGACGCGTACATCATAGGTACATACCCCGACACGTTCGACCGCGACCGCCTCGTTAAAGAATACGGCGCGGAACTTGTGCACATCGGGACACCGAAGGACGAGTGCGTCAAGCGCATACATCAAGCAGGGTTGCCGCCCGCCGCCCGTGACGCGGCGATTGGTTGGGTCGAAAATTATTTTGCGCGTTATAGAGCGTAACAAAATACACCCCCCGCCTTCTCAAAATTTTTTGAAACGCGGAAAGACTCCCCAGCGCAGGTATTTTCAATACACACCGAAAATTTGACTTTTTTCACGAAAAGTTTGGAAAATCAAAACAGGAGGCGGCAATTATGGCAAAAAGTACCGCAAAACCGAACGACAAAACAAGCATTGCGGACGCGGAATATAAGCGACTTATCGACCTTTACACGCAGGCAGGCGCGGACGAAATCAAAATAAAAGTCAATGACGAACTGATACGCAAGGTCGCCGAGTTATTCGCCGACCTTGAAACCATAAAAACATTGCCGCTTTTGATATTCGATAAACGCAACCCGACGATACAAAAGGAAACGGCGGCGGGCAAAATGCGCGTCAAGTACATGGCGCAGTATGTCGCCGCTATGCAAAAACTCAACAAAGATATGCTCGGAGCCTTGAACAATGACGACGACACAGACCTTGACAAATACGAATAACGCGGACGCTGCGGCGGTCGATTGGCTCCCGATAAACCCCGATATTATACCGTTGACGGGTTGGGAGGCATTAAGCGACGGTGTCGACGGGCGGCATAGTTATTTTATCGAGTATTACAAGGCGTGTCGGCGTGGCGACATCTTGGTCGGGCACGAATTGCAAACGACGCTTGAAATGCTTATGCAAGACATCTTGCGTAACGGCGACGTGTACCGTTTTACGCTTGACGAGGCGCACAAACGCATAGACTTTATCGAACACGAAATCAAGCACTTTGAGGCACCTTTTGCGGGCAAACCGTTTATACTTGCGCTTTGTCAAAAAGCAATCGCAGAGGCGATTTTTGGCTTTTATATGTACGACCCCGAAACGTCGGGCGGCGGGCGGTGGGTGCGTCGCTTTCAAGATGTGTTGTTGCTTATGGGGCGCAAAAACGGCAAAACGCCGTTTATTGCCGCGCTTGTGCTTGCCGAATGGTTTTGCGGTGAAGTCGGTCAAAAAGTAATGTGCGCGTCGAACGACTACGAGGAGGCGGGGTTGATATTCTATTGTATCAACGCCTTTCGCGATGAGTCGCGCGCGGTATCGAAAGTTACCCGCAAGAACATAAAAGGCATATTTTTTGGCAACCCAAAACAGCGTAAAAAGACGGGCAAATTTTCGGCGCAAAACAAAGCGTCAATCAAAAAAATGTCGGCGCGGCAACGTGCGCTCGAAGGTCGAAACTTAAAAACCGTTATCGTCGACGAAGTGCACGAAATGCAAGACGATACGCTTGTTTTACCTTTGAAAACATCATTGTCGACGCAAGACGAGCCGTTGTATTTTGAAATCACAACCGAAGGTACAGTGCGTGACGGGTACCTTGACCGTCGGCTTGAACACGCCCGCAAGGTTTTACGTGGCGAGGAGTCGGCACCCCGTTGGTTGATATGGCTTTACACGCAGGACAGTGAGGCAGAAGTTTGGAATAACGAACGCTCGTGGCAAAAGTCAAACCCGCTTGTCGGCATTGCAAAAAAATGGTCGTACTTGCGCGACAAAGTCGACATCGCAAGTAAAAGCGGTGCCGAGCGTGCGTACATCTTGGCAAAAGACTTTAACATCAAGCAGTTATCGGCGGCGGCGTGGTTGCGTCTTGCCGACATCGTCGCTTGTAACTGTGCTTTTGAACTTGCGGACTTTGCGAAAAATTGGTGTATTTGTTTATGCGACCGAACGACCCCACAAAATATTTGCACACGATGTATTTTGTGACGGAGGCAAAAGCGGGGGACAACAACGCGACAGACTCGCCGACAAACCCCGAAAAACGCGACTACAAACAGTGGGCGGCGGCGGGGCTTGTGCGTATAGTCAAAGGCAATGTAATTGACGACGATGTTGTCGCAAACTATATACGCGAAATTTACGACGCGTATCACATACGCCCGCTCCGCGTCGGGTATGACGAATGGCACGCGAAGGAATTTGCGAAAATCACGGCACACAACTTCGGGCAAGATGTAATGACAAAAATCAAAATGACGTGCGAAAGTTTGAACGTGCCGACGCGTAACGTTGAAACGGACTTGCAAGCGCGGCACGTCAATTACAACGCAAACGAAATGTGTACATGGTGTTTTCAAAATACCGCAATACGCGTCGACAAAAAAGGTTTTGTAATGCCCGAAAAAATCGGCGGGTACATCGGCAATAAAATTGACGGCACAATGTCAAAGGTTATTGCGTACGCCGCATTGCGTGAGTGCAAGTCGGAATTTATGGCAAAAATCGGAGGTTGAGTATGAACGACGAAACAAGAAAAACAAAACCCGCAACAGAATATCAACGCGAAATACGTTGCCCCGTCCACAATCGTCTTTTGGGACGTTATGACGCGCGCAACGGGGTTACAAACGTTACATACTATTGCCCGATATGTAAGCAGGAGTACACGTTCACTATCAAAAAAGAAGGCAAATAACGGTATAATTTTACCAAAAGCCCGTACCAAACTATTGACTTCACCCGCAAAAATGCGTATAATGAAGGCAATTTAATAAACGTATCCGTCGGCAGATGTCGGCGAGTACCCCATTTTTGGGTCAAATTCTCAAAAACAAGTGGGTCGATATGCTATCAATCGCACGCAAATTGCGTGTTGGTAGTATCTCGACCCACTTTTTATTTTGCAAGGAGGTTAAAGCGTGGCGTTAAAACAGGCAATCGAAAATTTGCTCGGTTGGAATAAGGCAAACACGTATGCAAGACGGTTTGTAAACAATCAAGTGCTTTTTTCGTCTTTCGGTGTCGATATTCACAAATCGGACATGGTCAAAACCGCAATACATCGCGTGTGCGAGGAAGTGTCAAAGTGCAACATTAAGTCGGTTATCGAAAGACAAAACCCGCACCGCATTGAAGTTACCGACGACGACATCAACGCCGTGCTTGCCGCCCGTGTCAACCCACTTTGTGCGCTGAAAGGGTTTTTATACAAGATTGCGTATTTAACAATCGTCAACAAAAATTGCTTTATCTATTGGGCATACAACGAGGTACCGATTGCGGGCACAAACTCGGTGCGTCGCGAAACGCGCGGCTTTTACCCGATTGAAAACGCAACGGTCAAATTATACTATGCGGGCGACGAAATGCGTATCGAACTACAAAGCGCAAACGGCGAATTGACGCTCGATTGCCCGTATGCCGACATCATACACATACGTTACGATTATGGCGCAAACGCATACTTCGGCGGGGGCGCAAGCGGCGGCGGTGAATATAAAGACTTGCTCGGAAACTTGCAGACATTGCACGTAATCAAAGAGTCGATACCGAAATCATTGGAGGCGAGTTTGTCGCTAAAAGGTATCTTGTCAATGAAAACCGTTGCCGATGTCGACAAAAAAACGCTATCGCGTGACGAGTTTGAGCAACACCTATTTGACAGTAAATACGGTATCGTTGCGACAGACTACGAGAGCGACTTCACGCCCATAAACATCAACGCAACGGACATACCGACGAATATCTTATCATTTTTGCGTGACGAAATATTGTCGCCGTTCGGCGTGTCTTTGCCGATATTCTTGGGTAAATACACCGACAGCGAGTACACCGCTTTTTATCAAACGGCGGTCGAGGGTTTGTTGATGTCGATTGCGGAGTCAATGAAGGTCACGTTATTTACGCCGCGACAACTTGCGTACGGGCACACGATAAAGTATTACGACAAGTTGGTGCAATCGTTGTCGTTTGAACGTCGGCAACAAATCGCCGAACTAACAAAAGACGACGCGCTTTTGTCCCGTGACGAACGCCGCGAGTTGCTTGGGTACGAACCCGACGGGCAACCCACGCGCGTGTCGTTAAACTACATCAATGCAACGCTTGCCGACAAATATCAAATGCAGGCAATAAAGGGTGCAGGCAAAGCAAGTGCGGCACCCGACGCAACAAACAACGACGATACGGACGCGGACGCGCCCGACAAAAAGGAAGGTGACACCGATGTTGAATAACGGACAAACGCCGCCCGAAAGCGGCAAAAACGGCATTGTATATCGTGCGGCACCCGACGCAACGCCCGTCAATATTAAACCGTTGGAAGGCGTGGTGGAAGGGTACCCGATTGTGTTTGGTGTGCGCACGCAAATTGGCAACTTTTTTACGGAGGAAATAGACCCGCACGCGCTTGACGGTGCAGACTTAACCGACATCAAGTTTATGGTCAATCATAACGACGGTATGATACCGCTTGCGCGTCACCGTCGCGGCAAACGTTCAACTATGGACGCGGAAGTCACGGCGCAGGGTTTACACATAAACGCACGACTTGACGTGCAAAACAATAGCACCGCCCGCGAATTATGCTCGGCGGTCGACCTCGAGGACATCGGCGATATGTCGTTTGCCTTCGGGGTCAAAATAGACGGCGACGAATGGTCGGGGCTTGATACCGACTTGCCACACCGTCGCATAACAAAAATATCAAAAGTTTTCGAGGTATCGGCGGTCAATGACGGCGCATACCCGCAAACTTCGATATACGCCCGCTCCGCCGCGTTGGACAACGCAAAAAGCGTACTTGAACAAGCACGCACGGCGGCGGCGTTGGACAACGAAAAAAGGGCGGCAGGCGAGCAAGCGGCTTTACGGCTTGCAAAAGAAAAATTTTTATTTAAGGAGGGTTTGAAAAACCTATGAAAACCAAACAGGAACTTTTGGAAGAACGCGCCGCACTTATCGCAGAAATTGACGGCGCAGACGAAAAGCGTTTTGCCGAAATCAAGGCAAGAGTGGCAAAAATCGACTATGCCGTTGAACAGTTAGACGTGGACGCGGCACGCAAAGCACAGGACGACCACGACGCAGAACTTCGCGCCGCACGCGAAAAGACCCCTAACCCCGCCGACAACGGCGCAGAGGAACGCGGCAAGCAGATTATCGCGGCAAACGGCGCAAACGCCCACAACGGCGTTGCAACGCCCGATATGGACAAAGCAACCGCGTTGCGCTATGCTCGCTCGGCTTTCGGCAAACAGGTACGCGCGGCACTTGATAAATTGCCCGCGACACTTAACGAAAACGAAAAACGCGCAATCGGTATCGCCATTACCACAACGAGCGAAACCTACACGCAACCGTCGGCGGCGGTTGACGGCGTAAACAACGGCGGCGTGGTTTTTTCGCAAAAAACGCTTTTCGACTTGCTCGAACTTTGTAACCTCCACT